CCATGCTTTTCGCCCAGCGATACACCGTACACATGGCGACCTTTTTGCATCTTCTCGTCCATGTTTTCCTGATTTGTCCCAAGAAACAGATGGTCAGGATTTACGCACTTCGGGTTGTCGCATTTATGGCAAATATGATGCGTTCCGTAACCACTCGATTCGCATGCAGGTATCGCGCCGCGGTAGATGATCCAGGCCGCACGGTGCGCAAGCATTGGCTTCTTTCCATCGAGGTTGAACTGGCCGTAACCGCTTGGGTTGTATGACGCCGTCCAGATCCAACATCCAGACGCGTCTTTTTCAATCCACCTCTCAAAGCGGGTCTTTCGATCGAGCCCATGATGCTGTTTCTGGAGTTCGCCATCCAGACTTCTGCCTAGCCGCTGCCGCTCGTAATGCGTGTTGCACAAGCCGCGCGACTTAGCTTTATTTTCACATCCTTTTATGCAACACAGAGCCATAGAACCTCCATCCAAAAGTGAAGGATAGAGGCTCTATGGTTCCATGTCAACTACCCGGCAATGCGAACTGCCAACTCATTATAAATTGACCTGAAGCCATACAAAACATCGATACGGCAGGGGAACGTGTCCGTGCCGATCGCGTACTGACGCACGATCCGCATGGAGATGCCCTTGTGGTTACGACGGCCTGCGAAGTCGACGCCTTCCGGCATTTGCAGGTCAGCCGTGGCGAGCGTGAAGGCGCTCTTGTGGTACGCCAGGTTCACGGTGTACTGAGTCGACGCAGCAACGTCCCACGTGACCACAGCGGCGTTCGCCGGGCCGGCCGTGACCGTCTGGTACTGCTGGTTCGATGCCGAGGTGTTGATCGCCGGGAAGATCGACAGCGTTGCATTGCCCGAGCCGTCAGCCGTCGCAGCGGTCAGCACCGTGAACTGGCGCAGCACACGCGTCGACTGGCGCGATTGCGGATTCACCGCGAACACACCAGCGATCGTGAACGTGTCGCCTGCTGCAACGGTTCCGGCAGCGCCGAGACCGGTCACAAGCAGCGAGCTACCCGTCTGGCCAGCGCCCGATACCGTGCCGTTGGTGCGCGTGCCTGCGGTCGCCTGGCGGATGTTCTGGTCCATGCCGATGTCGAAGCCCAGCGCCGGAACAAAGATGCCGCTTGCGTACTGGTCGCTGATCTTCTGCGGCGCATTGAACAGACCGGCGGCCGACTTCACCATCGAGCCGTTCGCAGCCGGATCCCATACGACCGTGCGTTGACCGTCGCGCGGCGTCGCTTCCTGATCCATGCGCGTGCCAGCGGCCAGAAGCGTTGCAATATCGTTCGGCGTGGTGCCGGCGGTGCCGACCTGATTGGCGACCGTGGTGTACAGACCGAGACCGTCGAAGTCGATCTTGTTGGCGATCGTCGCCATCGCCGGAGCCAGATAGCGCTCAGCGAAGTCATCGATATTCAGCGTCAGTTCCTGCGACGAGAACGTGAAGTCGACGTGGAACTGCGTGTCGAGCGTGACCGGCACGACGGTTTCCACCACGTTTTCGACAGCCAGCGCGGGGCCGCTCGTACCGACGAAGCGCACCGGCTTGCGCACGTTCACGGTCGAGCCGATCTTCGCGCCCTTGACGGCGAATTCGTCGCTGTATTCCTTGTTCACGCGCGACGTGAAGGCCAGGTTGTTTTCGAGGATCATCAACGACTTGTCGAGGATCTTGCTGGTATTAAGAAGGGTATTGCTCATTTTTCAGCCTCATTTGGAGCCGTGTTTCTTCCACCACGCGATCTGGTCAGCCGTCGTCGCGAACTCTTCGGGCTCGACAGGCGCAGACCGTCCGCCGATCGGGTTGATCGGTGCGGGGGCGTTGGAAACGGGTTTGGGTTTCGCCTGACCGACCGTCGATTCGAGACGGGCCAGTTCAAGCGCCATGCGCAACGGAGGAAGGGACAGCAGGCGTTCAGCGGTTTCCGGGTTCTGGCCGAGGTGATGAAGCACCTTGTGGCCGGCATCCATCGCCGTGACGGCTTCGAGAAACTCAGGCGATGCGCCGCCGAGCATCTGGAACGTCCGCAGCGACGAATCCCAATCCGGGAATTCGGTCTTGCCCGCATCGAAAACCTTGTTGCAGGCGTCGTCGAACTTTTCCTGCTGGATGAGGCGCTTCGCTTCGGCCCGCACGTCATCGGCGCTCATCTGCCGCTGGTTGGGCTGCTGCGTCTGCTCAGCGGGTTGCCGGTACTGCTGCAACTGCTGCTCAAGCGCTTCACGCTGCCGCTTTTCCTCGTGTTTCTCCCGCGTGAGCTGGTCGATGCGGCGTTGAACCCAGTCGTTCTTGGGCTTTTCCTGCTGCGTCTGCTCGACTGCTTCCGTGGTTTGCCCGGCGCCCGGTTCCGTGCTGACTTCAGCGGGCTGTTGCGCCTGTTCCGTGGAGGCCGTAGGCGTGACGTTCTCGACTGCTGAGGCTGCGTTCTCTTCGGTTTGCATGGACGTGTCCAAGGATTGAGCCCGGTGATGCCGCACCGGTACGGAATGCAAAAAGGCCCGCTCTCAGTGAAGAGAAACGGGCCTTCGGGGAAGCTGTGCTGCTTACTGCTCTGCGAGGTGTTGCTTTAGCAATTCGGCCAAGCCGATCGCAGCCAGATTGCTAGGCAAGCGCGACCATTCGAAGCGAATCGTGTCGTCTGAATTGACGATCGCCATCACGCACCATTTGACGTTTCCGTCATGTGCGTACTCGGCGAAGTTGTCGGCCAAATCTTCTGGCGTCGTATTCGCCGGGAACTTGACGAGTTCCACGGCTTAGCGCTGACCGCCGATGATGTATTGCTCGCTCGTCGGCGTGATTGAACCGGCCGTGGTGTTCACGAACTGAATCGCCAGCGTGTTCGCAGCCGACACACGCACGTTGCCGATGCTCAGCCCGGCCTGATGCGATGCCTTGTTGATGTCGATCGAGTCGCCCGGCAGCACGCCCGGAACAGTGAACGTCTGCTCGGCAGTCGTGTTCGCGCCGACAGCGGCCGGCGTCAGGGTCTGCTTGATGTTGTAGATGCCTTGAATCGGCGTCGTCGAGCCGAGGTCTTGCAGGATGCCTGGGTACATGTCACTGTCCTTGGGGAGCGGGCAAAGAAAAACCCGCGCTCGGCGGGTTCGGTTGGGACTGCGGTTGCGATGGATCGGGCGGCGTACCGCTCGGCATCGGCTGAATCTGGCTCGGGTCGCCGGTGCGGAGCGTCTCGGCCACCAGGTGCGCGGCGATCGCGGCGATCAGTTCCGGCGCCATGTCGGGCGCAATGGCCTTCAGGCGGTCCGTCTCAGCCTTGTAAATGTCGATCTGAACGTGATCGTCCTCGCGCCCTTCCGTGCGGGACTTGTCCTGAAGCATCTGGCTCATGTGCTCGATCATCTGGCCCATTTGCTGGATCTTCTGCTCCATGTCCTGCTCTGTAGGCGTCGGACCTTCGCCGAGGATCGCCGCCGGAATCGTGCGATGCAGACGCTCTGCGACCTCATCAGCCATCGGGAAGTCAGCAGCCTTGAATAGCAGATCGCCCGCTACCTTCATCAGGTCCTGATCCTGCGACATGATCTGAGTGAGCGCGTGGAACGCTTCCTGACGGCGCGTTTCGTAGTTCGGGCCCACTTCAACCGTCACGTCATAGCGGCCGATGCCGGGGTTGTAGATCAACTGCGCGGCCTGCGCTGCGCTCAGCTTCGAGTTGTCGGCCGGCGCCGGCTGCGGATTGCCCGACTGGTCGCCCACCGCGTGCTGCTGCTGCGGATTGATCTGCGCGAAGTCCTCGCTACCATCCTCGCCCACAATGCGCACCACGCGTTCCGTGTCGTACACCTTCGGGATGAGGTCGACCATGATGCGGCCGGTGTAGCGGATCGCGCGCGCGACGTTGTCAATGAAGTGATACGTCGCCTTGTCGCCCTGGCGCTGACGCGCCGCGATCGCAACGCCAGCATCAGCGTTCGACGGTGCGCCGAACTGCTCCTGATACTGGCCGCTGGTCATCATCAACTCTTGCTGTGCGGTCTGCATGGCTTGCAGGTATGCAGAAGCACCAACAGGCGGCTGCTCGCGCTGCGGACGGGGAATCTCGTTACCTTCCTCGTCGCGGCTGTTGAACGGCAGATACGCCTTGTTATCCTTGTTCGCGTTCGCCCACTCGTCTTCAAAGCCTTCAATGGCTTCAGCCGGCGCGACGTATGGCGTCTTGGTCTGCAACGCGATGTATTCGACGTTGGCCGAGGTCATGTAGTTGTACATGCGCTGGCCGTCTTTCATGTTGCGCGTGTGGCCTTTGCGCTCGACCTTGCCGTTGATGACAATTTCCTCGCCCACCACGCGTACGATCGGCAGATAGCGGCCCGGCCATTCCTTGCGGTCGATGATCTTGTCACCGGCGATCTTGCACCACTTGAAATGCGGCTCACTGATCTCGCGCTTCTTCACGCTCTCGTCAGATAGCAGTGATTTGCGCTCAGCATCGTCGCTCACCGCGGACAGCTTCATCGGCCCTTGCGTCGGGTGATTGATCAGCATGTCTTTCTTCTCGGCGCGGTAGAAGTACTCGCACACGCGCACGTGATCCTTGTCCAGCCACGGGTCGCCGGAAGCCTGCATAGGGAATGTGACGCTGGCCGGGTCTTCGTCCGGGTACATCGCCTCGTATTCTTCCTTCGGCACGTCCTCGAACACGAAGCCGAACTTTGCATCGGCACCGTCAGCAGACTGGATATCCGGATCCAGATAGACGCACAGCGGGTCTTTCACGCGGCGGATGAAGATTTCCTGCTCGAATGAGCCGTCGTGCGCATAATCGGTGATGACGCGCCAGTAGCCCAGACCGCCCTGTACCGCGAACTCGGTCGCCGTGTCATACGCAATCTCGGCGTGCGAGTTGTACTCGACGTGGCGCATGATGCCGTCAAGGATCTTGGCAATCTGGACATCAGCCTGACCGTCGATCGGCAGCGTCTTGATGCTCGGCTTGTTCTGCTTCGCGTCGTTGATGATCTGCAGATTGTGCTGGCGTACCTTGTTGATCGTCAGGCACGGACGCGCATCGCCGTCGCGCGACTGGCGGATTCGGTCTGGCCATTGCCAGTTGTTATCTGGGTCGCCATTGGCGAACTTCATGTCCTCGACGAACAGCTTGCGGAATTCGCTCTCGGCGTCCTCGCAACGGGCAAAGCGCTCCTTGGCTTCCTTGACGATCGGGTCCAGCCCGCTCGATTCAGCGTCGTCGGATTTGCGTTTGCGTGCCATTTATGACATCCATCCCGTGCCAGGCGTGCCGGCGTGTCTGATTCTCGGATTAGCTTTCGCTTCTTTCTTCGGTGCCCGCACAAGGCCCGGGAACAGTTCGGTCAACACCCATATCCACGCGTCGGCGCGGTTCGGTGACTGCTCGCCCATGTAGCCGACGGTGCTGAACGCGGTCAGTTCGTCCTCAAGCGGGCGGAACTCGCCGACGTGCCGCACCTTGCCCTGCTCATAGAGGGCTGAGAACGGTTCAGCGCGTACTGCCTTGCCGCGCGTCGCCGTGACCTGCTTGTAATGCGTGCGTGGCCGCGCCGTCTGGATCACGTGCTGCACCATTGCGCCGCCGTAGTTGATCTCACCGACCACGACATCGGCAGCGTGACGGTCGTATGCATCCGCAGCGATCTTTCCCCACGTCGCCGGTCCAGCCTTGACGGTGCAGTCCTCAAGCAGATAGGCATTACCGTCTGTGCCGAGACCGCCCACACAGATACCGATGGCGTCGTTGTCCGCATTGTCCGCATCGCCGGAGCCGCTCGGGTCGACGCCGACCACCACGCGCACCATGTCAGGCAACGCGCCGTCCATGTGTCGCCACTTGTCGATTGTCTCGTCGGCAAATAGCTGGTTAGGCGTCGCATCCGCAAACTCGCCCTTAAGAAAGCGCTTCTGAAGGCGTGCACTCAACGATTTCAGCGTGTCGAGATAGCCTTCAGAAAGGTTTTCAGCGTTGTCATGCGGGTTGATCTGGAAATACGCGTAGTCCTCACCGCGCGACAAAGGCTGACGCGTGTCCGGGTCGCGCTTCTGCACGAACACCTGATAGGCCCAATGCGCCTTGCTCGGCGGATTGCAGTCGTAATACATGCGCGGCTTCATCAGGCCACTGACGCCGCCCTTGATGACCTGCTCGATCTTCTGCGCAAGACGCGTGATAGCGATGCCCACGGACCCGAACGGGATCTGCGAGCATTCATTCAGGTAGATCGTCACATACTCCTGCCCGAGAATCTTCTCGGTGCGTTCCTTGTCATCCAGACCGCCGAACCAGATCTGCGCGCCGTTCTCGAACTCGGCATACCAGTCCGTCTTGGACAGCGTGTACTTCACGCCAGGGAATGCGAGCCGCATCACCTTTGGAAAGGTGTCCAGTACGATCGAATTCTTGACGTGGTTGAAGCGGAAGCGAACGATCAGGTGTCGGCTCGACGGCGCCTTGAGTGCGCGCATGATGACGTTGCGCACCAGCAGGAAAGTCTTGCCACTGCGCGAGCCACCAAAAAGCATGATGTGCGTCGAGTCGCCGGCCAGAACGTGCTGGGCCGCTTCCTGCTTCGAATTGAGCTTCACAGACGTTCGTCGAGCGGCGATGCAGCCACAACGATTGGGCCGCCATCCTTGCCCGTCAGCTCATGATCTAGCTTGTCGCGCCATTCTTCCTTCTTGCGATTCTTCAGCCAGAAGATTGCGGCAGCGGTGTCAGGCGGATAGAACTTCCGGATCGGCGTCTCGACGATTTTATGGTCGACAACGCGAAT